GATGGCAGTGCTGCCTAGCATCGCCGACGCACTGGCCGCGATGGACGACGCAACCGCCGATTACGTGATTTTCGGTCTTCTCAAAGTCGTCACCCGCGAACAAGGCCAGGGTCTGGGCTGGGCACCGGTAGCGGTCAATCAGCAGTTGATGTTCCAAGACATCGACATGGCACAGATGCTGACCCTTGCTACACGGGCACTGATGGCGAACCTCGGCAGTTTTTTCGCCGTCCTCAGCTCAGCTTCCAACCAAGTAGGCCAGAAACCGAACGGCCAGTAAGCTGGGTTGGGATGCCGGACGACGAAGATTGGTTGTGGCGACCCGTAGCGAATGGCATGTGCAAATACGAGAGCGTGCTTGACGGCACGCTCTCCCTTGAGGACATTGCCATCATGAACGATATCCTGACCGTCAAACAAGAAAACGAGTTCCGCTATATGGAGTCCCGCAAATGAATGGTGATACCATCAAGGAATTCCTCGTCGGCCTCGGATTCGACATTCAGGGTGAGGGGAAGTTTGATGCCGCTGTCGGCAAGGCAACCGTTCTGGCGGTTGGTCTTGGCGCGGCGGCAGTTGCTGCTGCAACGGGCATCTTTGCCCTTACGGCAGAAGTGGCCGATTATTTCGATAACCTAGGCGATATGTCCAACCGGACAGACATCGCTGTGGGCGACATTGAAGAATTCGGCTACGTGGCTTTGCTGACAGGCTCCAGCATTGAGGCTGCGAATGCCTCCTTGGAATCCTTCTCCAAGACTGCTGGTGACGCTGCTAACGGAATGGGCCGGGGCAAGAAGGTTTTTGACTCGCTCGGCGTATCGGTGGAGGATTCAAATGGCAAGCTTAAGAATACCACTGACCTGCTCTACGAGGTCGGCGACAAGATCAAGGATTTGGACAAGGGCAAGCAGATCGCGGTCCTTGAGCGTCTGGGACTCGATAAGACATTGGTTGATGCGCTTACCACTGATGTCGGCGGTCTACGTGACGAGTTTCGGAAACTTTACGATGCTGCTGGCATTGACTCTGCTAAAGCAGCAGAAAATGCGGGCGCGTTCAACGATTCCCTCGACCGGCTCAAATACGTGCTGTCAACGGTTGGTCGCGCTCTCGCGATTGATTTTTTCGGGCGTTTTACGGAGGCGCTCGATAGTCTACGCAAGCTGATTGTCGACAGCTTGCCCGCGATCCTGCGGGTACTTAAGCCGATCATCAGCTCAGTCCTCTTGGTGGCTGACGTATTTGTCGCGCTAGCATACCGGGCGGGGCAGGCCGTAGCGGTAGTCATCGGCTGGGTAGCGGATGTCGTAGGAGCCATGAACAAGTGGGTTCTCGGCATCGGCCTCGTGGTCGCGGCATGGAAATACCTCAATCTGTCGTTCCTGCTCACTCCAATCGGGGCGATCTTGGCGCTGGGGGTTGCGGTCGGCCTGATTATCGACGACTTTATGACGTGGAAGGAGGGCGGTGACTCCCTGATTCCTTGGTCGGACTGGGCACCCGAGCTTGAGCTGATTTCGAACATCGTTGACGTGCTGCGGACGGCGCTTGAACATTGCTTCATGTACCTGTTCAACGTCGCGGATGCCGTCATCAAGCTGTTCTCTGGTGATTTCAGCGGCGCAGTGGAGCACTTGAAAGCGGGCGTCGAAGAACTGCTGATGGTACTCAGCACGTTATTCGGCCCGGCGCTGGACATCGTAGGCGAGAAATTCCGCACTACGTTCGACAGCATCAAGGGCTTCGTAGGTTCGGTTATTGACTACATCAAGAGCCTGATTGCCGGGTTCGGCGAGACGGTCGATGCTGTGCTTGGTAAAATCCGCGCTGGCGTGGACATGGCCAAGGGTCTTAAGGACGGCGTAGCGGACAAGGCGTCCGGCGTAGTGGATTGGGTGAAAGGCGCGGCAGGCAAGGTCGGCGATATCTTTGGCAGCCCTGAGGCCGGGCCGACTACGCAGCTTGGTGCTGACGGCGGGCTGCAGACAGCAGTACCTCTGCCAGCACAGCAACAAATCAGCCAAGAGACAACCATCAACGTGCAAGGGAGTGCGGACCCGCAAGCAACTGGCCGGGCTGTTCAAGGCCAGCAGGAGCAGGTCAACGGTGATATGGCTCGCAACCTCAAAGGAGCAGTACGATGAGCAGTTGGCTACCGGCAACAAAAAAGGCCATTACGAACGGCCTTATGCCAACTGGCACGGGCGGCTATTCCGGCATTGCAGCATTCCGGACTAACCGCCGCATCGCGGACTTCACCACATACCTTACGATTGAGGAGTCTGGGGAAGATGAACTCGAAATCTGTGAACACCCGGTGCAGGATGGGGCCGAAATTACCGACCACGCCTACAAGAAATCGCCGGTCCTGAATGTGTCGATTTCGTTTAGTCAAGCGGAGACTTTCACGCCACTTGACGAAACCTACGCCGCCATGTTAAAATTACAGGAGTCGAGAATTCCGTTCGAGGTGGTTACCGGAAAGCGGAAGTACGTAGACATGTTGTTCAAGTCGATCCGGGTTACGACGGACAAGATGACGGACAACGTGTTATCCGTGCAGGCGGTCTTGAAGCACATCAAAATCGTGCAAGTCGTCAAGACCACAGTTCCGCCCCGTGCCAAACAAGCAACCCCGGCGAAGACAGGTGCCACCACTAAAGGCGGCACCAAGAAAGCGCAGGATGTGACAACAACCAAACCAGCCAAAAAATCGGCTCTCAAAAAGATTTCGGGCGGCATCTGATGGCTGAGAAACTGTTCCTTATCCCTCTGGTCAACATCCCGCAAGAGTTCAACATTACTCTTGCGGGCGTGCAGCTGACTATGGTTAGCAAATGGAATGAGTTCAGCGGCTGGATACTCGACATCTATGACGGCATCACGGGCTTGCCGCTCGTGATGGCCGTTCCTCTGGTGGTCGGGGCTGACTTGTTCGCACAATTCCACTACCTGGGTTTGCCGGGACAGGCCATTGTCTACACGGACGGTGACCAGTACGCCGAGCCTACTATCGACAACCTTGGCACTGAATCCAATCTGTATCTGTTGGTGGACGTATGACTACCCAAGCCAATAACGCCCCCGGCGAATCGAAAGAGGCCACGCAGAACCAATATCTGCGCCAGTGCAACCTTATCTTCGCCAACGCCTCTGGCGATGCCCTCGATGTATCCGATTTGCGCATCCAGTTCGCAGTCAAAAAGACTGACGGCCAGACGCCGAACACGGCTAATATCAAGGTCTATGGGCTGAACGCCGATACCCGTAACAAGATTCAAAAAGAATACACTGATATTCTGCTGCAAGGCGGCTATCAAGACAACTTCGGCGTGATCTTCACTGGGACCGCCAAGAAAGTCATCAAGGGCAAAGACAGCAATGTCGCCCCCTACATCGAGATTCAAGCGGCGGATGGTGACACAGCCTATAACTTTTCGACTGTGAATGCGACCATTGCGGCTGGCTCCAACCAGCGCGACCAAATCGACAAGATTACCAAAGTGATGCAGCAGAAGGGCACAATCCCCGGCTCAATCGAAATGGAAGACACACAGCGCCTGCCTCGCGGCAAGGTGATGTATGGCATGAGCCGTGACTACCTGCGCAACTCTGCTGCCACTGGCGGCGCATCGTGGACCATTCAGGACGGCAAAGTCCACATCATCCCGTTAACCGGCGTGCTGCCGGGCGAGGCCGTGGTGTTGAATTCGGCCACTGGCCTAATCGGTCGCCCTGAGCAGACCGATACCGGCATTAAATTTCGTTGCCTGCTGAACCCGTTCATTCTAGTCGGCGGCGCGCTCCAGATTGCTGAGAAGGACATCCAAGAGCAAGAGTTGAAAGAGACTCCGCCTGCCAAGGATGGTAAGGCGACCAAGGATGACAAAGATAAATTGGTAGTGAATATCGAGGCTGACGGCTTTTACCGTGTGATTTCATTGGTCTATGTCGGCGATACGTTCGGCCATGACTGGTACTGCGAAGGCGAGTGTCTGGATATTGACACCACTGTTCCGAAAGCCAAATCTGTCAAGGGCACATAATGACTGACCGCCGCGAATTGATGAATGACCCCGAAGAAGTCCAGCGAATGGCCTTTGAGGGTCAGGCTGCGTCGCTCTGGACCACCATGCCCGGCATCATCGAGTCTGTTGACCTCGACGCGCAGACAGTGGACGTTCAAATCACCATCCGGGGCAGCGTCCAAGATGAAACCGGCGCTACGACCCAGACGAATATGCCGCTGTGTGTGGACGTGCCCATCTGCTGGCCTCGTGCAGGCGGTTTTGCGATCACGTTCCCGATCAAGCCCGGCGACGAGTGTTTGTTGCATTTCGGGGCGCGCTGCATTGACGGCTGGTGGCAGTCCGGGGGCATCCAAGCGCCTTTAGAAGACCGGATGCATGACCTGTCGGACGCTTTTGCCACATTCGCCCCGACTTCGCAGCCCAAGAAGCTTGTGAACGTGCAGAGCGATGGTATGGAGCTACGCAACGATGCCCGCACGGTGTTTATGACCTTCAAAGATGATGGCATCTACATTACCGGGAACATCTTCCATACCGGCAACAATACTCAGACCGGCAACTACACGTTGAACGGCAACTACACGCACAACACCGGCACTATGTACAGCCTTGGCCGTAAAATTGACGGCGCTCATACTCACCAATCGACGGCTCCGGGCACCCCGACCTCGATTCCAAACGCGTAGGTGTCGCATGCGATACAGGAAACTTACTGCCGGGGGTGATATGACGTTCGGCAGTCAACAGGGCGATTTCTATCGGGATGTTCCTGAGGCCCCGGCACAGGCTATCGATACCCGCTTGGGGTTGTTCCTTGGCGAGTGGTTCATCGATGTGACCGAGGGCACTAACTATGTAGGCGGCGTGCTGGGCAAATACACGAAGGAGAGCGCTGATTTGGTTATCCGTGAGCGCATCCTTGGTGCCCGTGGCGTGCTGGCGATTGTCGAGTACGAATCGTCGTTCAATCCAGATACCCGAGTATGGACCGCCATTGGCCGAGTCGATACGATTTATGGCGAAGTCGCTTTCTCCGGAGTCCTCTAATGTCAATCGCATCCTTGGCGTACATCGATAACACGGGGTTCCATTATCCGGACTACCCGACTGTTCTGGCGTACTACACACAAGCATATCAGGATATCTACGGGGCTGATGTCTATCTGGAAGCGGATAGCCAAGACGGCCAGTGGGTTGCCATCCAAGCCACCGCATCCTATGACCTGATGCAGCTCTTGGCAGCAACGTACAACTCGTATTCGCCAAGCACAGCGCTGAAAGACGCCCTGAGCCGCAACGTCAAAATCAACGGCATTGCTCGCAAGATCGCGACCAACTCGACAGTTGACGTGCTTATTGTCGGTCAGGCTGGCACACAGATCGACGCCGGGATTGTCCAGAGCATCGACGGTACTCAATGGGTGCTGCCCGCTGTGGTCGTCATCCCACCGGCTGGCGAAATCACAGTGACCGCTACCGCTACCGCTCTTGGCGCAATCCAAGCCGTGGTCGGCACAGTCACCAAAATTTACACCCCGACTCGCGGCTGGCAATCGGTGAATAACCTTGTGGCCGCAAATGCTGGTGCGCCAATTGAGACTGACCCTGAATTGCGCCTGCGCCAAAGCCAATCCGTTGCGCTGCCGTCGCGCACAGTCCTTGAAGGCGCAACGGGGGCGATCGCCAATATTACTGGCGTGACCCGCATCAACGTCGTGGACAATGACACCGGGGTG